GAAGACTGGCAGTTGGCAGAAGTTTATTATGATGAGGGAATTAGTGGAACTCAAACCAAAAAACGTCAGGGCTTTCGGCATATGATCGAAGATGCAGAAAATAAAGAAATAGATTTGATTGTCACGAAAGAAGTTTCTCGTTTTGCTAGAAATACTGTAGATACTCTTTCATATACCCGAAAACTCAAAGATTTTGGTGTGGGCGTTATATTTACACTCGATAACATTGACACAAGGGATTCTGATGGGGAATTTCGGCTTACCATTATGGCAAGTATCGCGCAGGAAGAATCACGCAAAATATCGGAACGTGTGAAATGGGGACAAAAAAGGCAAATGGAAAAAGGTGTTGTATTCGGCAGAGATCTGTTAGGGTATACCGTACACCATGGAGTTCTTGAAATTAATCAAGAAGAAGCTCCGATTATAAAAGCCATTTTCCATATGTACACAAATGAGGGAAAAGGAACCCACGTTATTGCACGTGAATTATCTGAAAACGGTATGCGCCCCAAAAGAGTCCATCAGTGGTCTAATACCGTAATCTTAAAGATATTACAAAATGAGAAGTATGTTGGCGATTTATGTCAGAAAAAGACATTCACGCCAAATTATTTAACCCATACCAAAAAGTACAATCACGGTGAGGAGGACACGGTTTACTTGAAAGATCATCACGAAGCCATTATTGACCGAGATTTATGGGAACGTACACAGAACGAATTAGAACGACGTTCCCCATCTGCCGACCAAAAATCAAAACATAGTAATCGTTATTGGTGCAGTGGTAAATTGTTCTGTGCTGAATGCGGTAATCGCTTTGTGAGCCGCACAAAAAGGCTTAAAAACGGCGAACAGTACAAGGCATGGAGATGTCATGCAACAGCTGCACATGGCACCTTAAAAGAAGATGCTGACGGCAATTCTATCGGATGTAATAATAATTCTATCAACGATAAGGCTTTACAAGCTTGTATGAGTTATTGCATTTCACTTATTCAAAGTGAAAAAGATTCTTTAAGAGAAGAAATCTTGAGCGAAATTGCTTTGGTACAGAAAAATACTGTCAAGAAAACAGATACCAAACGAATTAAGAAAAAAATAGAGCAATTGGAAATCAAAAAGCGAAAAGCGATTGATCTTATGCTGGATGAATTGATTTCAAAAGAAGATTTACAGGCTCAGACAGATTGGTATAATACAGAAATAAAAAAATTAAATATACAGTTATCTGATTCCCTACATGAAGCCAAAGAAGAATCCCGTCAGAAAAACAAGCTTGAGAAATATATAGCCGCTTTAGACAATATTATGAGTGCTGATAGCAATAATGAATTATTGTACAAAGAGGTGTTAGACCATATCGACATACACAAGGATAACATTCTCACGATATGGCTGAAATGTATTCCGTTTGGTATTCAGTTAAAAATAAAAACATCCGGAAGACAAAGCTGTTTTAAGACAGATATTTTAGAAACTACTTTTATCCAAATATAATGTCATAGTAAAACTAACCATAAAATGCGCAATAATGAAACCGATCTACCAACATCATTCAACACCCCTGCTACAATTCGGTTCGGTGCTGTGAAACGCTGAGAGAGATACCGCATGGATGCGCCCATCTCTCCATCCGGTCCACCGGAATGCAATAACAGATGATATATTGTAACTGTAAATATTTCGATGATACAATATGTTTCCCGGGTAATTTGCCCGGGATTTTTTATTGCATTTCTTCTATATATATGTTATCATAACACGTGACCAGAACACACAAAATGGTCAGAAAAAAGAACAATTCTTTTCGCCGCGTAGCTGCGCGCGTTTCTTTTTGCCCCGGAAATTTCCGGGGCTTTTTACGTTCTTTGAAACTCAAAAACCCCAGGCATCCGAAGATACCCAGGGCATATGTAGTACATTTATCTAATTATTCGATGAACGCCTGTCCGCTGTAATAGGCAGCCATCCATCCGCTCGGTGCTTTCATCCAGATATCGTTTCCGACCCGCTGGATTTCCTGGCACGTTACGGTGGTTCCCGCATCAAGGCAACCATCCTTGTCTTTGTCATGCTTCTGACCGTCAGGCGTCAGCTGCGAATGTTTCTTTGCGCTGTAGTTTGTTCCGGGACCTGTCCGGACTTTCAGCTCTACCTGCAAGGTATACTCGTGTCCGGCAGTGTAAGACGGTGTGCTCTTCTTTTCCGGAACACTGGCTGCTGTCTTTCCGTTGTAAACAGAAACCAGCTTAGCCTTAGATACCGGTCCGTACTTACCGTCCTGCTCTAAACCGTAAAATGCCTGGAACGCAAGCAGAGCATTCTCTGTGTCTCCGCCGAAGGAACCGTCTACTCCGGAACTTCCACAGGAGAATCCGCAGCTGATCAGCATTTTCTGCATTTCTTTTACTGCGTCCCCGGAATCGCCTTTCTGGAGATAATTTCTCACATTAACCGTTCCGGATGCAGATGCTGTCACTCCGGTATAACGGTACACATGAACCCATGGCTTATTGTAATAGCTGCGGATGCAGATTTCTCTACCAGTCTGATCTCCAGACTTTCCTCCTGTGACCGTTCCTTTCTCGTTGATACTTGCGTGCACCAGTTTACCATTTCCACAGCAGAATGCTGTGTGCCCATTTCCGAGCAGGACATCTCCCCGGATCATTCCACTGCCGGTTGCCAGATTCACGGATTTTACAACATCCTTGAACCCGATCTTCGGCAGAACGTCCGGCATGTTACCGGTATAAGTTGCTCCGCTGGACTTTGCCGGGATTCCAGCTGCTTCCAGGCAACTGATTACCAGCCCGGAACAATCATAATTCGGATTGCCCCAGCGGTCTACCTGGTCATAACCGTGCGAATCATCCAGGGCGATCGCTTCTGCTCTTGCTACTGCATTTTTAATTTTGCTCACTTTGTTTTCCTCCTTCTTCTGATAAAGTTTCAAATACTGATCACCGTAAGAAGCTCTTACTTTCTTCACTGATGATCCGGTGTTTGCCGGAGCCTCGAACTTGACCAGAAAGATATCAGACGCTTCCTGTACGGTGGTTGCGGTCTGCAATACCTTCCAGACGCTCTTATAGCTCGTCTTCAATTCGCTCAGCATATACTCTGTCTGGACCCTCGCGTCCCCAATTGACACGCCTCTCGTTTTAACCATATCGTATAAACCAGCTTTTCTTCCAGCGGACGTCCACTGGCAGAAGCCGTAACCATACTGTCTGGAGTCTCCCAGCGGATGCAGGAACAGATCTCTTGTGATCTCTCCACTGTCTACCGCCTCTGTATACGTGGCATCTGTGTATTTGTATCCAGGCTTATTTTCGCAAAGATTGTCAAGATTCCGGGGATTCGCTCCGGACTCTGCGTAGATATTCCCCATTGCTGCGCACGCGCCGTAAAGTGTGCAGCCGGCAGCCATCAGACTGTTAAACAGGATATCCGTATTTGTATTCCGTTCTATTGCCATTTCTCGCAAACGCTCCTTTCTTAGGTTCTCAATTCTTCCGAGACCCGTTCACCTTTCCGTCGTCAAGAAGATCTTTTACTGCTGCAAACCATTCTTCGATTACTTTAATGAGCATTTCTTCTGACACGATCACCTGCAGCCACCTTGGCAACAGCGATCTCGCCTGCTGTACTACCCATTTCAGTTTCTGTTCTCCCTGCCCAGATGCATTGTATACATGCTCTGCTTTGAGGATAAGCTGATAGACATCTCCTCTGATGCCATCAAGGCCTTTCATTTTCGTGTACTGATATACGCACACCAGTGTTACGATCACCAGCACTGTCACTACTGCAACCACAACCGGCAGTGGGATCTGCGATAATACATTCATTAATTCCATTCTGGTTTCCTCCTGTGTTTTATTCTCCCGTGATACCCTTGTGAGCTTTGTATAGCCGCGTGGAGCATCTAAAATTGTATTCGTGGTAATTTATTTACCGAAACATAAAAAGAACCATAGAAAGCCGATTACGCTTTTATGGATCTACGGTTCGTCTTTATGTACGATGTGATTCACTCCCTGCCGCGTCAGGAAATTTTCCAGATCGTGCTTTCGTTCCAGCTCATAGTCTAAAGCTGCGTGCATATCACCGTTGCACTTTGCGTCTGGAATCCTCTGCACTGCTTTGGCTGTTGCTTCTGATAAGCAAAGAGAGCCGTCTAAAGCTCGCAGCATCATGTACTGCAGATCTTCACGGTTCTTTTCTTTCTCATCCTGTTCTTTTTGCCTGCGTGCCCGTTCGATCTTCTCCGCTTCTGCCCGTTTCTGGATACGTCTTTCCAGAAGCCAAAAACAGAAAGCAACGATCGCAGACGGCACACCGGCAGCAATCAATAATTCCATTTGCACCTCCTTCCTTTCACGCTATTTCATCATCGTCGATATCTGCGTACTTCCGGCATGCATGTTCGATGACGTCAAGATCTGTCTCTATTTCTTCCAAACTCTTTGTCGGCGTTCCTTTGGCAAGAAAAATCAGATCATAGATTATCGACCAGAGCCTTGAGATAATCTGCAACTTTGTCATCATTCCTCCCCTTGATTGTTATTTTTCTCTGTGTTCTGATCCGATCCTGATGTTTTTTCTGCTGCATAATTGTCATATTCAGTCCAGATGTCATTTTCAAATTTATCAACAATATCATCGATATCTGTTTTGTTCTCTCTGTACTTTCTTCCATTATTGATGTAGCGATTGATGATTGGAACATCCGGATGTTTTGCATCCATATTGGCGTCCATAGACACAACGGTCTCGCCGTCAACTGTGATGATTCCAGAATAATGAATGTCCTTTGTGTAAGTTGCTTCTACTGCCATAGTTTTGCCCTCCTAAAAATTAATTTGTATCTCCAGAGATATTATCTCTCATGGATTCAAGTTCACTTCTTAGATCCGCAACCTCTATTTCAAGGTTCGATCTTCTTTCTTTTTCGAGCTGTAGCTCATGCGTTATTACCGCAATCAAATTGGTATATACCATACTATAGGTATCAATATAGCCATCCTCAGTGTTCTTCCTGTCGTGGTGTACCAGATCCAGCTCGTCTTCTCGGATTCCGAGTTCTCGCATGGCTTCTACGACATCCTGTGCGACGAATCCATAACAAATGCGCCCATCACCGTCAATCATCCGATACTGAACTGGTTTTAAGCGATCGAACAGCTCTGAATGAATATCCGTCTTATTGATCTTGCTCTCACCGAGTGGAAATATGTTTGTTTTGGCGCGGCGATCGGATGTGACCTGTGGGGAGTTTTTAACAATCAAACGCTCCCATACTCTTCCACTATCTCCTAACATAATCTTTTCGGAGTACGCCTTGGTCGGTGCGAACGCTCCAGTATACACTCCTCCAGACCAGCCACAGCCATAAAATTCGACCTCTGCCTGATAACCTTTCTTCTTTGATTCAAGAATAATGCTACCGTTACCAATATCGAAGTTTGCTTTGTTGTTGGCATCCGAGTAAGTATTTACAACAAAAGAATCGTCAACAGCTCCGGCTATACAGCTTCCAGAAGAACTTGATGTCTCCAATACAGATTCGTGGACACCTTTAATATCTACATATTCGCTCTGGATTGACAGAGCCGCATTGCCGGATTTTGTTTCAACCAAAATCTTACCGACACCGCCACATAACTCAATAACCGCATCTTTTGCGTTCTTTCCAAGCTGGATCAACTTATCACCATAATATGCGAGTGTCGTTCCTGCCCGGTTAAGAATCTCAAATGCTGATGCTGAAATCTTAGTCCGATAGCCAGACCAAGATCCGCTGGTTTTATTACCAACTTCCAATCCGGTCCCATCAGTAAACTGCATAAAGTTGGTGGCTGTTTTTGCTGCTTGTAAAGGATTCGCATTAATTGAACCAGATGGTAAAGAAGCTAATTTGGTTGATGTCCACGTCACTGTATATGGACCAGAACCTTGAGTATAGTTAAATACTCTCAGATGTCCCCACGATTCATTTAATCTTGTTATAAGGCCCCACGTTGAAGTAGTCTTTTTATAAATCCATAACGACCATCCGCCTGAAGATCTTAGAAAATCCAATCCAGGATCTGAGTTATTTGCAGAGATAAAACTAAACTGGACATCTGTTGTCTCAAAACCTCTGCCACCAAGTTTAAATGTTGTTGGCTGATTTGCATACGAACCTGTGATCTTTATTGTAGCAAATTCGACATAAAGATTTGACTCACCGTTTCCATCTACCGTATGCACTACCTGATTTGCGTCCTTACCTGCAGCGCCCTGTGGACCTTGAGGACCAGTTGCTCCAGTTGCTCCTTTATCTCCCTGAGGACCTTTATCGCCTTTTACACCTTGAGGACCTTGTGGTCCCTGAGGACCAGTTGCTCCTTTATCCCCTTTATCACCTCTTGCTCCAGTAACACATGCAGCTGTTGTCGTTGAAGTCGTGTTGTCAGTATAGGTAATCACCGATCTCGTCCAAATATATTTACTGTTCTCCCATCCAGGATAAGTCGTGCTCCACGATCCGCCGGACATGGCTGTTGCTGACGTTGATTTGTAATACTGTTCTACAATAGATTTAACGCCTTTACCGGTTGCACCAGTCCCTCCAGTATCTCCTTTATCACCTTTGGCTCCGGTTGCTCCCTGTGCTCCTGCAATGCAAACTCCATTTTGATTTGGCGAATACGTTCTGTTACCAGCTCCGTCCGTTGTTACCGTACGGCTCCACATATACTTTCCATTAACCCATGTTGGCGCTGTCGTCGACCATGATCCTCCAGAAAGAGAAGTCGGCGATGTCGAAAGATAATACTCCACGTCAACAAAAGACACATAATCCTCAGGTGCTGGAGTCCAGTCAGTTGCCGTATTGCCTTTTTCGATCTTAAGGTTTTTAAACTGATATGAGACCCCAACATTACTGTTCATTCCGGTAAAATATGTATTCTGTGAAGTTCCGCTAGGCAATGTTGCTGCTGATTTTACAACCCATACCAGTTTTGTCAATACATTCGCAACTGTTTTGTTGTTTACGGCTTTACATGATTGTATCAACATGTTTGAACCGTCACTACATCTAAAGCTTGGGTCCATCGATGTAGAAACGCTTGCTTTGACATCTACGGATACGGTATAGTTCGTGTCAGCCTCCCATTTTGTGCGTCCAATATAAGAAAACTGTATTACAGACCATCCGGATTGTTTTACCGAATCTCGTGTAAGCTTACATGTATTAACCCCAGTTTCGGATACAGATTCTTTGGAATAGCCGCCAGTTTGCATTGACCAACTCCATCCGGTTGTTCCTTTATTGGTATTGGTCGCCAAATTTCGCCCACCGACGACAATTCCTTCCGGTGTACTACCAACGTTGTAAGCAGTTGAAGTTGTATTATCCGTATAGGTGATGATCGTACGAGTCCAGAAATATGGTTTGTCCGCACTTGTCGCCGGAGGAGTTGCTGACCATACTCCAGTAGGGATCGTAGTTCCAGACGTGCTTGCCTGATACGTAATCGCAGTCGATTTAATTCCTTTGCCAGTATCTCCAATCAAATCATCAGGATGTGGAGTCCATTCTGTCGCTTTTGTTCCCTTTTCAATTTTAAGACAACGCCACCTAATTTTGCCCTCTCCATTCGAATAATCACATCGCATGGATATAATGTATTTTTTACAAGATCCGTCCCATTTTTTCGTAAGGGTGCAGATTTGCTTTCCAGATTCCGATGTTATTCTAAATAACCCATCTACAAACGGATTATCATGGGTCCAAGTGCCATCCTGCGAGCCTTGTGACAATAGTGCAAAAGTTCCTGCTGATGACGATTTGAAACCAGTCCATTCTATTTCAATACTGGTTGTAAATGTTTCGCCTGTTGCACATCCGTCTGGTATTACGAATGAGCTAATATCTTTACAAATATTTGTTCCGGTGTATGGTTGCCAATAATCGGACCATTCTCCAGAGGTATTCTGCAATAGATTCCATCCAAAACCAGCTCCCTGATTGGCAACCGCAAATGAGAATTTCTTATAGATCGTAATTCCATCAATAATTACAGGAACACTTGCCTCACATGCTGTAGAAATAACCGCTGTTGTTTTAAATGTAATTGTTGGAGACGCCATTCCGTTATTTGAAACAGATGCGGAAATGCCAGTTGGGCATGAAATTGTTCCGATTGTAACCTTCGAACACTGAGTATCACCCTGATAGGCTATTGCTTGAGTCGTACAAGCGGAACCAATTGGTGCTCCAGACGTATTTCCCATGAAAGTATAGGTTTCACTTGTCAATACTACAGAATATGCATCCGTAATATCGGCAATTGTAACCTGGCATGATGCTTTAGCCGCCATTTTGAATTTTCCTCTCTTTCTTCATTACTCAAGCTGGCATGTATACGAGCCAATATTCGTGATATCATCTGCCGTTACGGTGATGCTTCTGGCTGTAGCTTTTGCCGTTGTAGAAGTGCCAACATACCATCTGATTATTCCGAGTGATCCACAAATACCGCCATCTGTGATTTCCTGCTCAACCCCACCTTTAAAAACGTGAGCAGTCAATGCAGTGCTGCCTCGACTGTTCTTAAAGGTAAAGCCATTACTTCCGGTGATGCTTATAACAATTCCGTCTTTTCCTGCAGCTCCAGTTGCCCCGACTTCGCCCTTCATTTTTGACCACTTATATGCAGTAACAGTCGTCGGATCATTTTTGTTAAAATCGACATAAGTGCCGATATATTCACCGCTATCTTCTCCCTCATTTCCAGTAAACGTTTTACCGGCATCGTTCGAATATTTGATGTGCAAATATGAGGTTTTACCATCAGCACCCGTCGATCCTTGGATTCCCTGTTTTCCCTGCTCTCCCTGAATTCCCTCAAGACGATGCCATGTATACTTTTTCGGATCTGTTGAATCAGCCTCTGTAAAATCTGTATAAGTCCCGATGTATGTATCAGCTATCTCACTCATCTGACTCGATGCTGTTGGATTTGCAACTGAGCTGTATTTAATATGGAAATAAGTTGTCTTTCCATCTTTTCCAGGTTCTCCCTGAATTCCCTGATCTCCAACAACCTTTACCCAGGTGTAGACACTCGGATCCGTCAAAACCGGCTGCTTTGTCGTCTGATTGTATGCAATACCCATATATGCTTTTCCGGCAGATTTAAGCGATATTCCAGCACCTGTTTCTGTATCAGCAAACACAACCCAGGTGTAAAACGTCCGATTCTTTGCCAGCTTCTCAAACTGTGAAGCCAGACTTTCCATTTTTTCTGAAATTCCGCTTGATTTCAGCTTATATTCGCCCAGCGTCGCCGTGTACTCATCATTGCAAATGGATGACTCCAGTTTCATGATTCTCGCAGACAGATACAATTCTCCGGCATCATCTACGATGTTCACTGTATCACCAATTTTGATTCCATCCGGCAGATACGCCAGCTCCACTTCGTAGGATACGGCCGCATCATAGATCTTTTTCAGCTTGGAAACAGCGCGATTGCACAGTTCCGACTGGCTTAAAGTGTCGTAGGTATAAGTCTGGACAATATGACCGGTTCCATTTCCTTTTTCGGAAAGATACCGGCTCCATTTGGCCACTGCGCTCCGGGAATAAATCGTACTGCCGGACAGATATATATCGCCGTCATCATACTTATACCCTTTCAGATTGATCGGCGTTTCACTGTCTTCCGGATATCCGCCGGTAACGGAAAGTGCCGTAGCCAGATCTTCTACTGAACTTTTTACAATGATATTTTTCACTTCCCGGTTGATCCGAAGTTCTCGCCCCTGATCTACGCCGCGCTTCTTATGCAGGTTGATATATTTGTGCTTGATTTTCAACCGGTCGATTTCAAAAGTATAGGAAACTTCCGCGTCAAACTGCGTGGCAACGCTCAAAATACGCTCAGAAGCGGTGGTCTCACCCTCCCAGGACAGTTTCCGGTTATAATTGCTGACCTCATTGATTCCAATTTCAAAGCCGGAATCGTCGCTGAATTTTTCAACATAGTAGCTCGCTGGATATGCCTTGTCTGCTTTGTATTCGCCAACTGTCTCGTTCAGGAGATCCATACCGGCATCCTCGGCATAGATTTCTACTTCCTGTTTGAAAATATTTTCTTCGCTGGTAATGATCGTATAAAATTCCTGCTCATCGCCATTCTTCCGAAGAATATAATTGCCAACAGAACCATACTGTTTCGCATCATTCCGCGTGCTCGCCGTGTAATTCAGCGTAAATTCTAGTGTAGCAACACCTGCTTCCACCTCTTCTGTTTTCAGATCATCAGAAATGTACAATCCCTTCGGTAGCTCTGTGCTTGCCTGCCCAAGGACATTCATATGTCGGTCCGCAAAATATAAAATCATAGAAACACCTCCCTGTATTTCATTGTGTATGTTGGCTGTGTTGCCCAGTCAGATGCAATGCATTGGATCTGATTCATTCCAGGCTGCAGGCAAAAGTTCTCCCAATCGTTGCCCAACGCACCAAGATCCTGTCTCGGAAGTCCCTGTAACATGACCTCTCCATTGCTACAGTCAGCTGTCAAAACCTGATTTACCGAAAATTTATTCGGAATATCACGCCATTTTTCTACATTGTCAATTCTCACGAAGATGCCGCGGAAATAATTTCTGGTGACAAGCTGATTTCCTGTATTTCGACTTCCCCACTGTCCCAAATACAATTTCACTGTTGCCACTTTCACATCTTTTAATTCTGGAACTGTAAATTCCGGATAACTGCCCTTCCAGAAAAAACGTATTTTCTCTCCATGTTTCATCATGTCGCTTGCGCCATACGTTTGGCTGTATGGGTTTGCATCTTTTCGATGGCAAGGTTCAAAAGTATATGTTTTGACGATACGCGGGTTGTTTCCACCTACCCACATATTCATGTGCGCTGTGTTTCCGATCGTATCGGTTTTGTATATCTCCTGGCAGCAGATCATTTTTCCGTTCGCATCGCAGAAAGCAATCGCCTGGCAGCCCGTCTGCCCCATAAGACCAGTTTCAAACCAGCTGTTCATGTAACAATAGAGGTGCGTCGCTCCCTTTGCTCCATTGGAATCTACCACATCAATAGATTTCATAGCTCCATTCCAGCCGTTTGTGTTTGGACTTACATATCCACTGCTGGCCAGATACAGACCTTTGATGCTGTCTACGCTCATGACACCCAGCTTTCCAGCCGTCTTGCTGTTACTGTATAAGAAGTTGCTCCCTGTATCATCTTTCCACGCCGCATCCTGTGACCAGACATATTGGTCAGCATAGCTTGTTATCAGTTCGCTTTTTTTGTATGTTTCTCCGTTCAACTCATCCGGATCACCGAACTGAAGAATTTTCTTGGAGTCATTTACAAAACCTACTACTCCATTTTCACTGTGCATTACTGCCTGAAGCTTTGGAAAGGCCCGATAAGTGCCGTTGTACGACACAATGAACGTTTTTCCGTCATCCGCAGTCGGATTCACCGTAAATTCTTCCACCGAATACTTGAATGGATCCGCGCAGTAAAATTCCAGCTCCGCAGTGATCGCATTTCTTCCCGCCGGCACTTCACTCGTTCCCTGCTTTGTTCCGATATAATATTTGTCCGGTTCATCTGCAAAAATAAGGGTTGCCTGTTCTGCATCCAGAAGAGCATTCAGTTTGTTGTAAGCACTGCGAAAAGCTGCATTATCTTCGGCTACCAGCTGATATCCCACCACAATAGTCCTTGGCTGATAACGCTTTCGTCGATACTTTGTACCGTCAGACACGCCTGTTTCCAGATCTGTAATCTCCGTACCCAAAATTTCCCGGCCGGACACATATAGTGTCCGGTAGCCGGGAATCACATTTTCCAAATAGTTTCCATTAAACATGAGAGCCTCCGAAGGCAGGTTCTGCCCTGGGTACCGCTCTGTGGTATCTACAAAGTTATACATTAGTTCTCCTGCCTTTCTTTCGGTTCTCCCTTGTCTCCTGTTTCTCAATTTCTTCTCGTGTATACGTTGCAGTCGCTTTTCCAATCTCTCTTCCGTCCAGATTAACCGGTACGTAGATGGTATACTTTCCGCTGCTGCTGTACTGGTAACTGTCGTTCAGATCTTCATAGCCTGTTCTAAGGCTCATCCCGATTTCCGGCACAGGTGCAAGCTCTGGAATTTGTATCAGTTCCATAGTTGCCTGTTTTGCTTCCTGGACATGATCCATAAGCCCGTTGCCCCAGCCGATACCAAAATAATTGCCAAGTTTATCTGTCACTCGTGACGGACTGTGAATCTGTGCTTTCGCGCGGATTGCCGCCTCTGCAGCAGCCGCAAGCTGTGCCGCCACTGCTCTTACATGGCCGACCTGGCTTGCCATACCGTTAGCGAGACCCATGCCGATGTAAGCACCGCTGTTATAGGCCCCACCTGCCGATGATCGCATGGTAATTACGATTGAATTTGACATTGTTTCTGCTGTAGAAACCGCCCTTGACATTCCAGCTGAAACGCCATTATTAAAATTATTTCCAACCGCATTTCCAGAAGTCTTCGCTTTACTTTCTCCTTGGGAAAACTGCTTAATCAATGCATTGATCGCAGATTTCGCCTTGTTTCCCAATGCATCCAGCCCAGAATTCACAACATTCACGCTGGAGCGCATACCTGTAAGCGATTTTTCAGCGCTTTTCGCATTTCCGGCGATTGACTTCATACTGGAATTTACTGATTTCAGAGCAACTACCATAAGACCGGTTCCTGCGGCTCCGGCCACCATTGCCGCTGCAAATACGCCAACTGTTACAGCTGCCGCGCCAGAAGATCCTGCCAAAATCACAAAAACTGCACTGGCCGCAGTACCAGATCCAAGTAATGCCGTCAATCCAGCCGCACTGGCCTTTGCGCCAGCCGCTACAAGTGGAAATGCTGCTCCCATAATCGTCAAACCTGCACCTGCCATCACAAGCGAAGCTCCAAGCACCGCTGCTCCGGCAGACAATGCAATTACTCCTGCGGCTGCAGCCAGTGCAGTTACGCCGACCAACGCAAGACCAACTCCGAGCACGGTTGCGCCAACTCCTCCAACAGCAGCTCCGGTGCCAAAGACAATCATACTCGCTCCAAGCTGAGCAATTGCTACCGCTCCCTGCGCTCCGTACTGTGCAATTGTAGGAAGAACAGCGGATACAACAGCCAACGCTGCGCTTGCAATCAATGCTCCTGCTGCTACCAGAACAATGGCAGCCCCAAATGCGATAAATCCAACTGTTCCTGCTGTCAATGCAGGGCCGAGAGCGGCAGCGCCTACTGCCAGCAGGGCGATAGCTGCAACCATGCCAACCATACAGCCAATAGCCAGTGGGCCAGCATTCGCAAGATTAATGGCCGATAAAGATAACAGCCCCATTCCGGCCGCCGCAATCAATACAGCGGCTCCAAATGTGACAAATCCAACTGCTCCAGCTGAAAGTGTTGGTGCTACGCTCTTTGCCACCAGCATCAAGCCGCCAATTGCAACCGCCATTCCTGCCATTACGCCAATAGCCAGCGGACCGGCACTCGCCAACTGAATCGAAGAATATGCCAAAAGTGCCAAACCTGCGCTAATCATTAGCACAGCCGCTCCCAACGCCAGAAACGCCGGTGCCATCGCTGTTAATTTCTTTGAACCGCCGGACATAGATGAAAACAATTTCGTCATACCAACTGCGAGCCCTACTACCACGCCAATCAAACCGGCAAAAACAGCTATTGCCCCCGGACCAGCATTGGCTACTGCAATTGCCGACTGTGCAAGCAAGTAGAATCCTGCGCTGATCGCCAGCACTCCAACGCCCATCATCATAAAAGCCTTGGCAGACGCTACCATTTTCTTCGCACTACCGCCGCTGGATTTTCCAACCGCCTCCTGGCCTTTTGAAACACCAAATAGCCCAGGTGCGATTTTCCCGAGTCCAGCCTTTGCCAGCCCTCCAACAGCTCCTGTAAATGCGCCAACAAATGGTGCTACAGCCTTAACGATTTTAAAGCCTTTATATGCAATCAAGAGTTTCGGAAGTGCCACCGCTACTTTTGCAATCGCGTCCGAATGTTTTTCCAAAAATCCCGAAACTGCTACAATTCCATCTTTGACCTCTCCCAAAGTGGTAGAGAAATTTTCAATACTTTCTGTGCTGCCAAAAGAACCTGAAAGCTTCTTGATATCTCCTATGATCGCCCAAGCCGCATCGCCCAGCGCCGTTCCCGCTTCCAATGCGTCCGTTTTGAAAATATCCCAATATGGTTTTGCTTTCTCAACCATTGATTCTATTTTATCGACAGCCTTTTCGATCCCTTTTCCGCTGGCAAGCTTTTCATCAATTTTTCCAACCGTCTCAGTTGCGATGCCAACCAAACCTCTCATTTTTCCGCCAACCTGGTTGAATGCAGTAATTCCAAGTCCTTCCATTGCAGACTGCAGTTTCACGACATCGTGCTGAAGATTATCCATTTTGATCTCTGCCATTTCTTTGGCTGCACCGTCACTGTTATAAATGGCATTGGTTAACTTGTCAAAATCCTCTGGTGCCGCACTCACGATTGAAAGCAGACCTGACATACCCTCTTTTCCAGCTAACGTAGCAGCGTATTTGGCCTTTAACGCTCCCTCTGCTCCATAAGCCTTTTCCGTTAAATCTGCTAATGCTTCATTATACTTCTTTTCTGTCAGCTCTCCATTGGCATACTTTTCGTCAAGTTTTGCAAGGTTCTCTTGGAACTGATCCATTGGCATTTTGCATTGTCCAAATGCACCGCGCAGATCGGTTACAATGTCCATCAGAGACTTCATCGAGCCATCACCATTCTGCAACGATATGCCCAAATAATCCATTGCGTCACTGATATCATCTGTTGGCTTTGCAAGATTCGTCAGAATAGTTCGAAGGCTACTTCCGGCCATGCTGCTTTTCAATCCTGATGAAGCCATGAGACCGAGAGCGATGGCTGTATCTTCTACACTATAGCCTAACGATCCAGCTACCGGAGCCGCATATTTAAATGATTCACCCAACATGGCAACATTTGTATTGGAATTGGCCGAAGCCGCTGCAAGAACGTCAGCAAAATGTGAAGCGTTAGAAACTTCTTTCGTAAAACCATCTTTAATAATTTTGGTTGTGCCATCTGCTGATAAGCCGAACGCTGTCATCGCATCTGTTACAATGTCAGAAACGCCTGCCAAATCTTCTCCCGACGCTGCGGCTAGATCCATTACACCTTCGATTCCATTTAACATATCCTCAGTTTTCCAGCCGGCCATTGCCATATACTCCATCGCAGAAGCTGTCTCGCTTGCGGTGTACTGCGTGGATTTTCCAAGCTGTTTTGCCTTTTCAGACAGTCTATCAAAGTCGGATCCTGTAGCTCCGGAAATAGCTGCTACAGACGACATAGCATTCTCAAAATTCGCGCCAGCGCTTATTGCACCAGCAGTCAAGCTTTTCAGTCCGCTTCCGATTGCCGAGACTGCCTTGGATCCAATCGCCGCCATAGCACCAAATCCAATTCCACTTGTAAGCGTATTTTTCAGATTATCAGCATAACTGCTACATGATTTCATCATTGACGAGAAGTTTTTATCTTCCGCGCACAAAACCGCTTTTACGCTATAAGATTCTGCCATCTGTTCGCCCTCCTTTCTTTAACAACTTGGATATTCCAACAAAACGCGGATCGCTCTTCTTATGTTTCTTTTCCTTCACATTTTTTAATTCTTTTTCATAGTCGAAGAAATTTCGGAATCTTTTGTATACTGGCACTGTTTTCTTCCCAGATTTTTTCTGCGCCTGGGCAGCAAAATTCAGAAATGCCTGCCGATGTGCCCTGTATTCGTCGTCTACTATTCGATATCTCAGCGCTTCCATCATAATTTCGTACTGTGCAATCGTCAGACGATCAACCTGTTCAAACGATGTGAATCCCAGATACCGGAAGCAGCTGATTGCAACTTCCCGGTATTGTTCTTCAAAGCTCACCTCTTCATAGGATATGTCACTTACTTCTTCGCTTTTTCTTCCTCGATCGTCTTCTCGAGATTCTGGACGCATTTCTTCGTAGCATTTGCATTCTTTAAGAAACCCATCGTATCTTCGAAGAGCTGATCGATATCGGTATCCGAATCATCAATATATTCATCCAGAATTTCTGTAGTTGCTCTCGGATTCTGCCCTTTATTCGCTACGAGTAACAGATCCTCAAGAGCCTCTACATCTCCGTCCATGATCCCTGCCACAGCGTATCTCAGGCCAATATTCTTCTTGGCATCTTTTACTCCGTCTACCGGCATGCTTACTTTCTTGTTCATTTCTCTCATGAATCCCATGCCAAAATTAAACTGATACACCTGTCCGTTGATTGTAAGTTCCATATAGTTTTTCTCCTTTACTATTCAAAAAGAGGACGATTTCTCGCCCTCTGCATTTTTACGCTCCTGTTTTAGTTGTATCTGTAAATACGTACGCCGCTACTTCCTGCTGTGCGGCTGTCACTGTCACATCGCCTTTCTCACCGGTTCCGTTTACGCCAAAGGTAAGGGATACTTCTACCATATCCTCGGCATTCGAAGTCTTTTCCAGCTCCGTTACGTAACCCTGGAAATATTTTCCCTTGAATTTATTGCTTCCGCTGGATGCTGGTTCATCCAGATTTGCTTCCCAGATCTCGACCAGTTCATCATTGATCATGGCATCTTCAAGAGAGTCGATCAGTGTGTCGCCCTTGGCAAGAATACTGGTTGCCGTAATCTCAACCTCGGCTGCTCCCGGGGTTCGAATCGTGCCGTCCTTGGTCTCTGTGGTATCTGCATCCTTGCTTGTCGTTCTTCCGTTTTCTGTAGTAAAGGCTAATGCTGTAGCTGCATTTTTAGCCGCGTCTTTCTTGAGACGGTACAGATAGACGATCTTTTTGCCGCGGACCGCATCTGCAAATAACTGCAAATCAATTGTTTTTCTCATGCTGTTCTCCTAACTGAATAAAAAAGTCACTTCCACGATGCCGTGAAGGAGTGGCTGGTTGGTAGTTGTGTCCGGCAATATTCTCTGATTCAAATTCTGCACGGACCACGAAAAGTTGCCGGTATGTTCCAGCTGTCTGCAAATCTGCTTAATCTGCAGAAGCATCTGTGAAACTGTGCCGCGCTGCCGCGGATTGTCGTGCCAAACGTGGATTGTCTGGCTTACGTTGCCGAACACAGCCGTTTTATTGGCTTTATCGGTTAAATCGCTGTCCGCCAGATAGATAAACGGGTATGGCGTACCTTCCGGCGGTAAAAACGTGTCATACACACTGTCTGGATACTGTTTTTTTAATTCCAGAAGCAACGCACTGAATAATTCCTGCTGTGGGTCCATGATGTCACCTCGTAAGCTTTTTCAAATCGGATTTGAACTTCTCTTTCTGTGCCGTATAGGAAGGACGCATATACGGCTGTGCGTTCATATAACGGGTTCCATACTCCACATACGCCGCATACTCTGCCGTCGGCTCTACTTCCGCCGTAAGGCCGCCATCTCGGATCTCAAGACCGATGTTTCGTTTCAAATTACCAGTATCCACTGGAGCTTTTCTCTGTGCGGCCTCCTGCAGCGCTGCACCATTATCCTTTACTATCTGTTTCACTTTACTCATCTGCACGTTTTTCTTCAATTTGACCTGCAGCTTCTCCATTCCTTCCAGCTTGATTTTCGGCATCAAACCACCTCCGATAAAATAAAAGTCTGTTTCACACGTAATTTCCGCGTATAGTCCACTTTATAGGTCGTGTTTCCAATCCGGATCCTGTCAAACGGCTTCTGATAATGGTTCTGGAGCTGCACTGTCACGCTGCCCTGACGGATCCCACCGTATACGATCTGCATGATTTCCGCCCGCGTATCCATCACAGATGCCATTTTCTGCACCTCTGTGACTTGGTCTGCAGCATAGTTTCCGGTTTTCGAATCATATTCGCCCGGCAGGACCCGTTGGAAGAAAACTGGTGTATCATATCTCACAGAAACTTTACCTTTCCCTTCCTTGCCTCCCGCTGGCTGTCCAGATAAGACTGAATATCATCCATGTACCCGGCAAAATCATTTTCAGACCAGGAAAGGCTCTCACCCTCAACGCTGTGAGAGGAGAGCCCTTCCGAGCCGATCCGGTTGAATCGAATGACCGAAACATCCAATATGATGTATTCCATCTCTTCCGGCGGCTCCAGACCGCCAAGAAGAAATTTCAGCCGCTGTTTCGTGGCATTCAGAATCAGCTGTAACTGCTGTTCTGTCTTTTTGTCTGTATCTTCCATTCCAAGAAGCAGTTTCAGATCTTCGAGCATCGACTGCCTCCTACTTCTCTGGTTCTTTTACCAGTTCGATCACCGGGGTTCCACGCAGGTTTTTATCCGAAGCAAGCTCTTCCAGACGCTCTTTCGAGACCTTGATTCCCTCGCGCGGGAAAACATCACCCTCTCGGTACTCATGGTCATCGTCATGAAGATCCGTAAAGTATTCAATCACCCTGTACATAGGTTCCTCCTTCTCAGCTCTTCACAGCTACTGTTACATCGCCGGAACGGACTGCTTTATAGTTCTGATCACACTCAACCAGCGTGATGTGATGGGTTGCTGTAGATGCGATTTCGGACTCTCCATCCCATTTGCTCCAGTTCTTCACATCATCGCCGTATTTCACGGTAGTTGCGGATGCCGCATCTTTGTACTTCCAATAGTTATTCACAGACATGATCTGCTCTTTTACAGAAATCTTAGTCTTTCCATCTTCTGTTCCTGCTTCAGATGTTACATTCAGAGTTCCGAGCGTCTGCGCATCAGATCCACCAACGGAAATATAGGCGATAGCATCCAGATATTCGCAGAAGATTCTGAGACCCATAATAGCGTACAGATCCGAAATTGCTCTCTCATAGGTACCCTGTGCATGGAAGCCGATGAAATGAGTGGTTGGGTCTGTTGTGTAGCTGAGACCGGCCTTTACAAACTCAGAGTCGCCTGGATCGATGTAATATCCGACGATGTTATTGAGTGGAGTTGCAATAACAACGTTTTCCGGGATTTCAGAGCTTACAAACACAACCTCTGCGCCCAGAAATTTTTTCATGTACTCAAATCCGAAGGCAGTCTGCAGGGAAATATCCGCAGCACCAACGTATTTGTACACATCCAGTGTATTCACCCACACTGCTACGCCTGTAGCCGTTCTTTTCATTTTTTTAAATTTATCTTTGACTTTTCCGATCGCCATAGCAACCGCCATCTGCCAGGTACTTTCGTGGCCAGTCAACGATCCTGCTTTCAGCTGTGTATACAGTTTGTCCATGACAACATTCTGTAGATCGGTTTTGAACTCTTCATCGGTATCCTGCACTGCAGCATCGTATCCTTTTTCTGCGATTGCTTCCAAGGTTACTCCCTTGCGATATTTTTCAATACGGATGGTATCAAACGGAATCTCTTCTACAGCGTACCGGGAGTATGGAATTTCTTCTCCTTCTTTCACCTCTCCGGACTGCAGGGTTCCTGTTACCTTTTTGGTCTTTAAAATAGTATTGTTGTCCTTCTTGATCATTCGGGCAATGCCCAGAACATCAAGCAGTGCCTGGATGTTTTTGCCGAAAGATGTTACAAAGTCAATCTCACGGGCTTTTACATGGATCTGTTCCTGACCTGTCATGTTATCCGGTGCTGCAAATACCTGCAGACCTAATTTTCCAATTTTATGCATGTGTATTCCTCCTACTGAAATAATGCGATGTTTTCCGCAATCAGCCGCTGCCGCTCAATCGGGTTGCTGATTGCAAGAATCTGTTCTTTTGTAACAGCGCCCTTTCCGCCGGATCCGCCCTTTGGTGCATTACCCTTCAAAGCATCTTTTACGGCAGCCTGCACTGCATCCTTGTACATCTTCGCGAAAGCTTCAACTGCCGTCTTGGTATCTTCAGCGCTTTCTGATACCAGATGTGTCAGAAGTTCATCCGGGATGTTGATTTCTTCATCTGCCAGCATCTTTCTGGCTGTCTTTGACATCTCCGAAAGTGCGTTCTGCCGTTTCAGATCCGCCAGTTCTTTCTCCAGCTTTCGGGTTTTGTACTCCGATTTCTCTTCTTTTGTCATCTTTGCGAGCTTTTCCGCCTCTGAAAGCTTGTCATCAGTCAGTGCCTGCCACTTTTCCTGTGCTTTGGTCACTGCTGTATTTACCGCTTTCTGCACTCTGCGGTCGAACTCCGCGCGATTCTCTGCCTGCCCCAGAAAATCATCAAACGACATCTCATTGCCGCCATCTCCAGAACCTGCTCCAGCTCCGCCATCGTCTCCGTTTCCGGCTCCATTGTCGTTTCCTTCGCCTTCTGCAAATAACTGCAGGTTGATCATTGGAGATCTCCAACGATTGTTTTTATACTTCATGTTCGGTCCTTTCTGCCCCGTCCCGTTCTGTAATAGCCCCGTGCCGTTGCTCCAGAATCATAGTTTAACGACATTCCGGTCACATCGGTTACACGATCCGGACATACTCCGGAAATTCATTGGCCATCAGACAGATGCCGACAAAAAAGGAATCCACCAGAGTTCTTGCTTTCTCCGATAGATTCCCATACTGTATATCAACCCATCCGGGCGATACTTTGTATTCTATTTCATCCCTTGTCAGATCCTCAATCGAGCGGATCAGCGTCCGCACAAGGCTGGAAACACCCGCACAGACGATGTCCTGCCCGTGCGGTGCGTACATTGCATGACCGGACACCTTAATTTCGTTTTTACGAACGCGCACCTCAATCATTCTCTGATCCTCTCTTTCTTAACAAATGGGCACAAAAATACCACCGGCCTCTCGACTGGTGGTTAATTATACAAATGGAACCATTTCTTTTACGTCTTTCAATGTCCTTTTTGCCTTTTCGATCAATGAATTCTCAAACAGATATGAAATACCTTTGGGCGTGATAATAGCATCCGGCAGATCGCCTAAAAGAACGCCATCTTTCGTATGATTAACAGCAATGCCTTTTACATATTCTTCCGTAATCAGGCTTAAAATGATATACTGCCAATAATTCTCAGGAATATTATAAGCTGATGCTGTAAGGTAACACGCTTCTGGTTTTTCACCCTTTTTCAAGCATTCATACAGATATTTCAGTACCTGGTATACAATCACGAAATAATCATTCTGAGCCATTTGTCCTGTCTCCTTATCATCAGTTGATAATTAACTGATTCTTGCAAGAATCACAGTAAAAAGTATTGGTTTTTTCACGGTCGCCAACAGGAATCATGATTCCTGTTTTACATTTTTTGCACAAAACTTTTTCGCCTTTCCTCAAGAGCTTTACTCTCTCATGAGGCGGAATATTCAGAGTATTCGTCATAAACAATCACTCCCATTTCAGATTCGGATATTTATCATTTATATGATTAATTATATCCTGGAGCACTTTCTCTGTCAATTCAATGTTTTGATGCCTGTACTCGTTCACATAGCATTGCAGTTCTTGACTTTTGGTATTTGGCTTGTTGATTTTGGCATGCGTGGCCTCGTGAATCACCGTAATAGCCGTTTCACGAACCGTTTTGGTATTATCAGCATAAATGTTGATTTCTCCATCTTCGAAAAGTCCGTCCAGTCCTTCATCAACATCAACTCCGTACCATACCTTTATTTGAATATCATTTTCCTGAAGATATTCCAACATTTCCGTTCCGATGCTGGACTTTTTCATTTCTTTCATGATATTTCGAGGTTTGATAACGTCTCGCCCCTTTGATCTGCCATCCAATGTTTGGAATATTCCTTCGTTGTCTTTATATCTTGCCTTTCTGTTTTTCGATGCTTCCCATTCTTCTGTGGTACCACCCTGCTCCAGAAAGTCCAACCATTTCTCATATTCTGCACTGTCTTCATAGGCTGCCGTGGAGCAGTGGCACCGTGGATGCATCGGCGGCGCGTTCGTCCCCGGCATCATATCCTGCACTTTGAAATGCTTACCATCCAACGCCTGGCACCGCTCGCAGACATCTGCATTCCCGCAGGCAACGTATGTATATTCTTCGAATCCATTTCGAATATAGGACTGCTTCTGCGCTTCTGTCTGGACTCTGGCAAGCTCCGTGACCATGAGCCGCTCTGCATCCTCCCGGCTTGCACCGAAGCGTTTCTGCAGGTGCACCGCAAGCTCCCGCGGGTTCTTGCCCTGGATTAGCCCTGTTTTCAGCAGCTTGTCCAGCTCTGCTTTCAGCATATCCTGATACATCCAGATTCGATCGGAATAAGTGGCGTTATGGAATGACGCATCGACAATTGCCCGCGCCATTTTCCCATTTTCCTGCACGGAATTGCCAAGAATACCCGCCTGCCTGCGAAATTCTTCTATTGTCTGCTGTGTCAGCGTCTTGTCAAAATATTTCTGCAGTTCATCGAAACCGGATACCATTTCCAGCCCGATATTGGCTTTCAGCAGTTCCAGACGGTTGATCTTCATGGTTGCATTGTACAGCCGCATCTCTTCATTCGCCTGGTCGGAAAAATCTTTTTCTTTGACGTATTTCGCCGCTTTCCTGCCATACTCTTCGATATCGAGCTTGGAAACCCTTCTCTTTGCTTCTGCCAGCGAAATCTTCTCAGCATTGGCGTATTTTGCGTAAAATCCATCGATTTCCTTCTGAATCTGATCCGCCATATACGCATAGGTCTTCCGGATCTCTTCTGCATAGGTCTGCTCAGACATCTTATTCTTCTTGGCATGTTCCGTCTCACGTTTCTGCCAGTATTCCTTACTCGTCATCCTGTCCACCGCCGCCAAACATCTGCTTCATCACTGGATCCGCTCTCACCTTGTTCTGATCGGTATCAATTTTCTTGATTTCATCCTGTACATTGTCCACAATAGACAGCACCCCGAGCTGTGTTTCCTGGCTGACCACACCTTCCAGATTCTTCGCGATCTCTGCCTCTTCCTGCAGGTTTGCCGGGAAATTTGGTGTAAAATGTGGATGGATCTTCACCCAGTCATCTTTTTTCATTCCTGAGACCGGATTTGAGAAAATCAGACGATACCTCCGGTTCATTCCGCTGGTAAATTTCCGCTCTTTCGTTTTTTCCAAGTTACTCATTGCCTGCAGCTTATATTTCATGGCGATGCCGGAACTGGTGCCAAAATTCTCATCCGAGATATTGGCCACCATGCTGATATGGAAAATGAGCTTTTCCAGACGATCGATCAGATGCTCCTGCGTGGTATCACCATCCGGTTTCTGAAGAAATTCGACAATCAACCGTTCGGTGTCCCCGTCGAAATTAATGATTCTGTCATCCCGGATATGCGCCACATCGTCTTCTTCCAGCTTGGAACCAAGAACCTTGAGATAGGCATCCGCGAAATAGTCAACATCATTGGCTTTCTCGCTGATCGCCTTGTTGTATGCATTAATCATCGTAAGGACCGGCTCGAAGATTCCCATACGCTCCTTGTTTTCTACGTACTCCGATGCCGGAACGCCGTCGAAGCCGTGTATCTTCTCGTCTGCATCCCAGAGTAATTTTCCTTTGATTGTAAACCAGCGGACCTTCGTCTCGTCCGATACGCTTCCATGAAGGATCTGATTCGAATCGTAATACAGCCGCACGAAATATCGTTCCCTTTCCAGCACGGAATCGTCGTAGATCATGAATGCATCCAGCGGGCTCAGATAGGTGATACCGATATTTCCGTTCTCATCTACGTAATACATTTCATAGCCTTTGCCGAAGATACTGCAGATCTTGGACAGTTCGGCATTGTTATCGTCCTGATCATTATACTGATCCAGAAATTCAACATACTTCGCAACTGCTTCGTTCCCATTGTCGACCTGCATTTTGATGGCATTTCCGATAAAAAAACCGTTCATCGTATCCACGATGTATTTGGCAAAATTAACCATAATCCGGTTGTCTGGCTTCCATTTCGGCTTTAACGGCTCATGCAGGATCGGATACTCCGTCTCGTAGGCCTCCTGCAGCCTGCTGTATCTAAATGCGCACTCTCCGGAATGCCGCATGATAAATTCGTTCAATTTGGCATCTGTCAGCGTCTCTTCCGACGGTAGCCTATATAAATTCGTTCGCACTTCTATATCCCTCCTTTCACCTTTCTGTTCAGCCGTGGTCGCTCCCCAAGTATTGTATATACAAAATATCGTACAGCGTCCATCGCATGATCATATTGCTTCACTGGCTTGTCTTCTCCGTTTTCAGCAGCTTTTTTATCCCAAATATAAGATGCAAATTCTTTAATTGTATTTATACAAGTCGTTGAAAATACAATTTTTTGCAAATTCAATTTGGTTGCTACCAATCGAATTCCGTCCTCTACATCATTTTTGGCTTTTATGATTTTGAATCCACGTTTTCGCAATTCCGCAATAAAAGAAGCAGCCGCAGGATCTACTATAATTGCGCGAATTTCCATCTTATCCAGCCAATTTTCCAAGTCGTCTGCATACTCTGCATCCGTTTTCTGCTTTCCTTTCTCTCGTCCAGAATAATAATATTCTTTCGTACAATACCAAACGCCATCCGTTCCTTTTTCCCACAGGAGAAACACCGTTGCATTTTGAGTTCCATAATCGCAACTGACATATCTATTGCTGTCAAGCAATAAATTTTCAAATAGCGATGGATCTTTCACATGTTGTGCTTCGCTGAACATATCGTAGATAATACCCTCAGCCATAGCCCACAAGCCCAGGATATATCTTTTATAGAACACCCCGGTATACATGTTTCGGTATCTGATTTTTATTTTCTCGGATAGGCTTAGGTTGTCATCCATTGTAAAATGGAGATACAGCAGCTGTTTTTCTTTCCTTTTGTCAATCCAATTGAGCTTAAACCAGTGATATGGGCCGTCCGGGTTGCAGTTAAACCAAAATTTGGAACCTTCAACGGAGCATCGACCGGTTGCCTGATTGACGAAGGATTCCGGCATCAGCGCAACCTCGTCAAAGAACACACCCGCCAGCGTGATACCCTGAATCAAATCTTGTGAACGCTCATCTTTTCCGCCAAAAATATAAAAGTAGTTCTCCGCATCGCCTTTTCTGATCAAAATGAGGTTGTCCGCTCTGCGGTCAGTTACGGAATATCCTCTGGATTTGAGCATCAGTTTCAACCAGAACAGGACATTACGTCGGAAGGAACCGATGGTCTTGCCGCACATGGCAAAGTTCTGACCGTTGAACGTATGCATCGCCCACATCACGAATGAGAGGGACATGCTGATAGTTTTTCCGGATCGGATCGCACCGTCAGCTATAATTCCATCCTTATCATGAACAGGCGAATCCTCGCACCACCAGGTAAGAACCTGATTCTGCTTTCTGGAAAACGGCGAAAAATGGAATGTCTGGTCTTTCTGCCGGCTTTTGATGTTTTGTTTGAGTTTCTGCAGCTTTTCTTTCAATGATGAGATTTTCTCATACACTCTCATCACCCCAGACTTCCTGCGCCACGGCATTCATCGCAGAAAGGAATCCATCGTCGCCGGTTTCTTCCTGCTGAACGTCCTGTTTGCTCATTTCGAATTCAAGCTGCATTGCCGCCAGCTCCAGCCGCGCATCATCATAGCCAAATTTATGCAAGGCCTCGATGGCTCGCTGACGCCGTGCCTGCACACGGGTCAGGGCATCTTCTATGGACTGGATCTGTCCCAAAATCCCCTCGTATTCTTTTAAAACAGTTGGTTTTCCTTTTTCAATTCCAGATCGATATCCGGTAACACTCATTCCCGCTGGAACTTGTTCTTCTGGCTCAATATTTTCATCGGCCGTCGGCTGCTCCATGTTCTTCAGCATCTCAATTCTTTTCAACATCCGCCGTTCCCGCACAGTCAATAGCTGAATTTCCTGCAGGAGCAACTGCTCCTTGTCCGGCGTCACCATTTCAGTCAACCGTTTTTCTTCTGGATCCAGACAATCAAAAAAGAGAGCTTCAAACTCTCCTGTCTTAACTGCATTCTTATTTCCCGGCGGACCGGTCGCATTTTGATTTCCCGGTTGACCGCCTCTTTTTTTCTTATCCGAACGTTCGCTTTTTTTATCCGAACGCTCGTTATCCCATCTGTGAGTAGATTTCCAACGGCGAACAGTTCCTTCCGGCAGATTCAGTTGACTTGCAATCTCAACCAATTTCATGCCTTTCAGGTACATGCCCTTTGCCTGCTCTATTCTTTTATCTGGCGCCCGGGCCATGTTCCATCACCTCGATTCGTCGTTTTTGAATATAACAAAAGGCAGTCTCTATGCAAGACCGCCTATGATTTTCACATATTATTTTTTTCTTGCTCTTTTGCCCATTCTAAAGCAGCTGTTTTTGCTTCCATTATTCCATTTGTCCCCTCAATAATCGCCAATCCAATCGCAAGCCCAATAATATCTCTTTCTGTATGCGATTGGTTAATAAAATGGATCAAATTCGCCGCAGCCGAATAAAAATAAAACATTCCTTTAAATGCATATGCCGTCAATAATTGATGATGGTCTCCTGTCCTTTTCCCTGTTATTAAGCCAACAGAAACAATAATTGGGCAAAGCAAATACGTAATTACAAATCCTATATCCATCCTATACTTTCCTCCTTTTTCTGTCATCATACTACAAAACGTCCTGCATTTCTACAGGACGTTTTAAAAGAAGTATATGGGGGATGATCTCCAGTCAATGGAGAGTTGGAACGGCAGGATTCGAACCTGCGCCTCGTGCCGGCGTCTCTGCGCTCTCCTTGAGCTACGTTCCAATAGCACTTCCTACCGTTTTTTGTAGTTATGGCACTACATAACTATAAAATTCAAGCAGGCATTGTCAATCTCTCTAAGGCGGTGCGTCGCTCTCAGTTCAGATGTCTGGGGCTTCGTTCAACATCGTGCATCATTCGGACTTTTTCCACGGGCTGATGCCTGCCCAATTCAACGGTCAGGCTGTGACACCTGGCCGCCGATCAAAGTACATTCACAAGGAGGTAAAGAAAAGATGAAACCCTTCCTGCCGTTCTCTCCATGATACACTATAACATTTTGAAAACGGACATTGTGGACATTTCGGACAAACTTTAATTTTTTCTCATAAATCTTTCAAATTCCTTCCGAACCCCCTCTGCAGAAGCCTTTCTTCCGATTTTGACCGCCACCTGGCTCCAGCTCATCTCCTCGAAGACTCTGTACTTGATAATGCGCTGCATTCTCTGCGGGATGTGGTTTATCCACGCCTCTACTTCAACCTTCAATTTCTGGGCGTTCTCCCGGCGTTCTTCCAGAATCTTCTCTTCGTAGCGCAGGCGGGAATCCTCCTCATAGGTGAAGGCTGTCCCTGCAATCTTGAAGTGTTGCGGGTTGTACGGAAAATCCGGATTGCTCCCGGACACATTTGTCTGAATGATGGTCTGTCTTTTCTTCTTCAGCCGTCTAATGTCCTTTTCCGTCTCTTTGATCAGCTCGCATGCGTCTGTGTACTGCTCCAGAACCTTTCTCTCCATTGGTATCACCTCCTCCCTTCTCGTTTTTCTGTGTCTCTCTTTCTCTTTCATTCATCATCTCGATGATCCTTACCCAGTCCTTGGCCTGTTTATCAGACCATCTTATTCCGGCTATTACTGCGGCTATTATGCCAACTACGATAAATATATCCATTGGTTCCATTCAATTCACCTCTTCCATGTATGTTCTCTTCCGGTTGTCCTGTCTCTCATTCTGATCTCGACCAATTCCAGATGCGACACGTTCAGAACCTCCCGCACAGCCTTGACCACGTTCCAGATTGACCTCGGCAGGCGAGCGGCGTTTCGAATCGCTTTGTCCGCGGTTGGATCACGATATCCTTCACCATTCATCCTTATTCTCCTTGAAATATATTTCTACCAGCTTGAGTCTGTTTTCAAAATTCGATGTCGTTCTCATCAGTTCAATTTCAAACTGATGAGCTGCGTATGTTCTCAATCTATTCCATGCGATTTTCTTTTTATTGCTGTTTCCAGCTTTTCCATTTATGATAAGATACAGACCTTGACGCGTGTATCCCGTTATCTCGCACATTTCTGACACTGATACGCCAAACTGCCGTGCAAACTCTTTTGTTGTCATCTCTATTCCTCCTCACGCAAATCTCAACTGCTCCTGGCTGTCGTCGATATTCAGATTCGGTGCCCGCTCGCCTACTTTCAAGTACGGACAGTTGGCCTCTGCTAGTTTCTGCGCCATAATCGGCACCACGCTGTTTCCAATCCGCGCCACCTGCTTTGACTTTGGATACGGTTTCCAGTTGTAATCTCTATCTATGATGTAATCTTTAGGAAATCCTTGCGCTAATTTCAACTCCTCCGGCTGCAGCATTCTCAGATAGATGTCCAGCAACGCATATTCGCTTCCAAGAATCGTAATTAACGCAAACCTATCTTTCGTTACTATCGTGTGTAATGGCTCACTTGTTGCCTGCCCTGTACCACAACCATAATACTCCATAATGAACTGCGATACCCACGTAGCTTTCTGGGCTGTTTCCGGTTTAATTCCAGCTTCTTTCAGCTCTTCCCATTTCACCGCCAGAACCGAAACTTGTCCAAAATGTCCAGGACTTGTTGTAATCGTGTGCAGTGGCTCAGTCATCGGCTGTCCAACTCCCGATTTATAGAATTTTTCAAGAAACATAGCTACCAAACCGTACCGATTGCTCGTGTCGATCGTCTGCAGTGGATCTGCAACATTCTGCCCTCTTACTTCATTCGTTGCAGTTTCCGAATGATACTGAATAATATATGGTGTTACCATCCCAAAACCATGCTTTCCTGTAATTGTTGGCATTGGTTCATGGATATCCTGTCCACGGAAATTATCGCCGCCATGATTCACTTGTACTATGAATGGTTCTGGGTTATTAAAAACAAATTTTTCTAACCCTCTTGCTGTGCGATTCATAGTATTTTGAGCAAGTGGTTTTGCTCGTCCAAAGATTGACTGTCCCAAGTCGCTGAAATTCAGGACTGATGCCACCGACACCCACTTTTGTTTTCCATTTGTTCCATTCTTACTGTGTGTAGACTCCGGCCACCGAATCTCTTTCCCATCCCGCCGGAAAATCGCATACCATCGTTTCCGCGTGGTTGGTGCTCCGTAATCGGCAGCTACCAGCTCCCGGCAGTCAAATGTGTATCCAAGGCTTTTCATCGACCGGATGAATTTCTGATAATCTTCTCCCTTTCTTTCTGGAATCGGATATCCATTTTCATCCAGCGGGCCCCACTGCTGTATCTCTTCCACGTTCTCCATCAGGATCACATCCGGCAGAATCTCCTTGGCGTGCTTGTACACCGCCCACGGAAGAATCCGCAGACCACGCTCCCGTGGTTTTCCGCCCTTGGCCTTTGAATGACTCGTGCAGTCCGGGCTTGCCCACATCAATGCCACCTGCTGATCCTTGACGTATTTCCGCAGGTTGACCTTGAAGATATCTTCTGTCAGATGCAGCGTGTTTGGATGATTCGTCTTATGCATCAATATGGCATCAGGATCATGGTTGATCGCAATATCTACCGGCCGCCCCAATGCCATTTCAATACCGACAGAGGCACCGCCACCGCCGGCAAAACAATCTATAATCAAATTCTCCATTTTTTTCAAGAAGCCCGGTATACCCTTGCCCCGGCCGGAGGCTGGCTCCTTTCTGTTTGTTCTACACTGTCATTTCAGCTCCGCACTTCGGGCAGAACTTCCATTTTGCTTTGATATAGTCTGTACTGGATCTTCCTGTTTCAACGGCATCATAACTCTCAACCTGAAAGCCACAACCAGAGCATTCAGCATGGATATAGTCGTTGTGCTCTTCTCTACTTTTCCACTTTGCTTTTTTGTTTTTCTCCATGATTCCTGCTCCATTCTGTAAGATATTCCATCTGTTCCTCGTCCTCCCGCGGATCTTTCGGTCGCTCTGGCCGGTTCCACAGCCACGCCGTCGCGCCGATAATCACGCCACAGAACATGATAATTCCAATTACTGCCATCTCCTCGCCCTTTCCAATAATTCAATTCTTGTTTCATCCCACTCATCCAGAAGATACTGCGGGATTCTCAGCTTTTTGTGCCGTTCCAGCTCCTCATCGCTCCGCAGAAGACCGTTTTCTTCCACGATTCTGCGAATGACGGCGTGCCCGACTCCGAATTTTTCCCGTACTGCTTTCTGCGTCATGCCCGCTTTCAACAGTTCCAGGATCTGCTTTTCTACCTTTTCCGGCGTTTTCTGCATCTTCTCTTCCTTCCCACCGCAGGCACTGGCAGCACCGTGTCTTGGTGCTCACCAGCGTTCCGCGGATCATGTTTGCCCGCGGGCATCCGGTGCCTACATACACCGCTGTTCTGCCCACGCTGATTACATATTTACAGGTCTCGTATTTTTCCACGTTATGTATCCTCCCTGGTTCCGATCTGCATCTGCTTTCTCTGGATATCTCCGATCAGATTTTTCAGTGCTTCCGGCATCTGTGCTTCTTTCTGCTTCCGCTCCGCCAGCTGCTCGTAGATCATGCGGAAGTTGGCGCGGTCCGCAGAGATGTTCTCCGACATACAGATCTGCTTAAAACCGAGCCGTTCCACGCACTGTCTTGTGATCGGATCGAAGCTCTCCATTGCATCCTCAGCTCTGTATAAGCCATATTTCCGAATTGCTTTCAGCACCTGCTCCCATCCTTCACCCCAGTCGAGAACCTCGCCGGAAGCGACCCCTGCGGCTGTCTCACGGATATCTGCGATGGACGGTGACCACTTATTGGTGGCAACCCACTGATTCAGCGCCGCCTCCGCCGTGCGGTACGGGATATCCTGAAGCTGCTGATACCACAACTCTATCGCCTGGGAATTCGGGAGAAGGTTTTCCCGAGGGTAGTATGTCTTCAATGCCATCGTGAACAGAGAAAATTCCTTTTTATTCATCCTTATCCTTATCACCTTTCTCGGCGGCCCATTCCGCCGCCATACTGTAAAAATCATCTAACTGTTTAGCCGTGCTGTTCCCTGTCGGCTGCCTGGCGGCCTGTTTGATCCACGGTCCGTCATCATAGTTTCCATCGATCACCTTGGCCATGTTGGCATCCTTGATCATCCAGTCAAAGTTGGCTGACCAGTTCCGGTTATTCGCCCCTTTCAGGAACGAGGATGCCTCCGCCTTTTCGAACAGCATCCGGAAGTCATCCATGCTGTACATCTTCAGACGTGCCCGGATTGCCCGCTTTCTGGCTTCAGACAGGGAAATAACTTTTGGATAAGAAATGCAGACGGAGTGGTAGAGGGAGACAACCTGCTCGCAGGTTACTTTCTCTTTACTCTCTTTATTCTTATCTTCTTCTTTATCTATATCTCTTTCTTTATCTTCTTCTATTGCGTTACGTAACGTTTCTGTAACGTTACATGATAACGCTTTCTGCTTTTCGCGGTGTTTTGCCACCCTTTTTCTTGTCTGTTCCCGGATTCGGTCCATTCCTTCTGCGTTCTGATGCTCTTCCCAGCCAGTGATGAAAAAATATCCATCCTCCAGCGCGATCATATCCAACTGCTCCAATGCCTGCAGTGCCAACTGAACCGTATTTTCTTCAAATTTCAGCTCCTCCGCCAGCATTTCAGATGTATAAGGCATTCTTTCCGTCAGATATATTTTCCCGTGGTCATTGCATCTTCCAGCTATAGCAAGAAGCATCACCCAGATCAGAACAATGCTGTTCCCTTCCGGAAGTGTTCGAATGTACTTAATTTTCGGATTATCGAACATATCCGTTGTGATTTTAATCCACTTAACATCCGCCATGCTGCGCCCCTTCCTAAACCTCTCTGATCCGTATTCCATACACGGAAAGCATCAATTTCCGTTTGATGACGTAATCTTTTGTCCGGAACCCTTTGGTATCTTCTACAATCGTAAGGGTATCTCCGTCCGGCAGAATCGTTTTGTATACAAAATCTGCTATGTAAGCACATTCCCGTTCAACGCACCTTCCGCGCCCTTTCCTGGTTGTGCTTTCCGGATGCTCGTACTGTGCCGGAATCAGCACATATTTAACCTGCCGCCTGATATCCTTTATGTCTCCTGCTTTTTCGAGGAGCAGAAGCTCCTGGTACCGCGCCGCCTCCCGCTTGGAATCGAACACGATGCCATTCACTTCCACTTTTCGGCTGCCGTATTTATTCCCGGCATATCTTTTCCACGCCATTTCGCACCTTCTCTCTAGTTGAATGGCAGCTCTTCATCAATGCCATCCGGAAGGCTCATAAAGCCATCCGGATCCGCCATCTGTGGTGCTGTTCCGCCGCTGTTTCCGCTTGCATTCTTACTCTCTGCAAACTCCTGTTCCTCAACCACTACGTCCGTTGTATACACCTTCTGGCCTTCGCGGTTGGTATAACTGCCTGTCTGGATCAGCCCGGTAATGGCAATCTTTGTGCCCTGCCGCAGGTATTTCTCGGCAAATTCCGCCGTCTTGCCGAATGCAACACAGCCGATGAAATCTGCAGCCTGCTCTCCTTCCCGCTTAAATCTCCGATCCACTGCCAGGCGGTACCGTGCAACGGCTGTCTGGTTCTGCGCATATCTTACTTCCGGATCCGCGCACAGGCGGCCCATTAAAATTACTTTGTTCATACGCTATCCTTTCTATCTGCCCCGCACAGCCATTTTCCAGCCGCGCGGGTAAGAATTATCGTCTATTATGAAATAACGGTAAACTGCGGCATTCCATCAAGCTCACGCTGCAGATATTCTTTGATTGCCTGCGTTGCATCCATCTTCCATGCACCGCCGTCTGCCTCGAAAATGGCACACATTACGCTGCCATAGCTGTCCTGTTTCATTCGGAACACAAATGCCGATTCCGGCTGTTCCACCTCAAGGAATGTTCTGTACGGCCGCAGGCACACCGGATTCGGTACGATCGCATCGCCCTTGGATGCCAGACCGGTCTTAATGGTTGCTTTCTGCGTTACACCGTCATCCCCATACTCCGAAACGCTTCCTGCCTCTACCGTTCCGGCAAACTTCAGAATCAGCTCGCGGTCATCGCTTGGAATAAACTTCGACTGCAGGTTGATGCAGAACTTCTCATGCTCCACAAAACGGTCAAATTCAAAGCCCGGAACTCTTGCACTCGCCACCACCAGGCTTTCACGGTCACGGTTCGGATCCAGCTGGGAATACAGCTCCACTTCCGTCGGGCTTTTGACTTCCACGATCATCCGCGGCGGCATCTCATCCACTTCTGACTTGATATAGTCCACAAGGCTTGTCAGTGTGTGCATTTCGATGGCATCTGCCTTCGGGTAATATGTATCGATTCGATGCAGTGGCTTGTCGGAATAACAAGCTCCATTGATTACGTGTTCCTCTGCTTTTCCAAGTCCTACGATGTACTGTAATGCTTCTTTAATCATGATCATTTACCTCCCCTGCCTACTTGGCAGCCTTTCTGAAATCAACAACATTTTCGTTCTTTCCGCTTAAAATCTCGCCTGTCTCGGTATCCACGACGGTGCCATCCACAACCTCGGTCTGCTTCTCTGCCTTTGACTCGTTCAGATTCAGGCTCATCTGGCCACGGATCTGCTTTCCATACTCTTCTGCGTACACCTCGCCGGTGCGCAGATCCTTGCCGATGTAGAATTTTGTGCTCATATCCTGCTGTGGTGCCAGTTTCTCCACTACCTGTGCGGAAACAGACACATCATCCCGGTTCTCGTTCTGTGTGAAACTCAGCTTGATCGTGATGCCTCTCTTGACCTTAAATGAAGTATTCGGGTCCTGCAGGTTCTCGATCACTCTTTCGAAAGCATGCTCAAACTTCTCCTGAAGCTGTCCGCCCACCAGATTCTGTAATTCCACTTTATTCATCGTCGTTTTCCTCTCTTTCAGTTATTCCCAAACAACGCCGCTTTTGCATCCACTGGTGCCGCCGGTTCCGGCTGGCTCTGCTGTGGTGCGTCCTCCTGCAACGGTTCCATATCAAACACAGCATCATCATTATCAACATAATCTTTGGTACCATCCTCGTTGATAACCGCCATATCGGAATCAATCGCGGATGCCATATCAATCGACATGATTCCCCACTTGCTGATCAGCTGCCGCAGCATGGTTTTATATGCCATGCCGTCAAAATCTTTCTCCCAGAAGGTATACCCTTTCTTTGCCTGATATCCTTTGGAATACTTCAGCGCATGAGCCTCCATTTTCCGTTTCGACCAGTAGATCGCTTTCCGGAATCCGTTGGTATACTCAAACATGGCATAATATCCGATAGTAGTTGCCTGCTCCCGCGCCTCTTCGTCCTCGATCAGCCGCACTTCGATTTCCTCATTCAGCGGATCAAACCGGATCAGCTCGCCCTCTTTGATTGCAAGGACATTCAGTTTTTTGTACTGACCGGAACGGATGGCAAGCTGAATATATCCTTTGTATCCAAGCTGAAACTGCGCCACCTTGCCCTTATTTTTATCGTTAAACGGCACCAGATAATACTGTCCAAGCTGCGGAGACGGTGAAAGCTTCAGGGACTCGCCCAGGAGCGCACCGGACAGAATCGACTGATTCGTGCATTCCTGCAGCGCCGGATTCGTATTGACTGCCGAAACGATGGCGGAGATGAACCGCTGTCCATCCTTACCGCCTACGACCTGGTTAATCTGGTTCTTAACCGCATCCGCGGTCAGATACGCCGAGATGCCTAATCTCTGGTTTCCTCTTGATCTCTGTAAACTGTTCTGTACTGCCATGACTCTCTATCCTCTCTTCCCTAAATCGGCTTAAATTCAATGTTTCTTGAATCGAAGAATGCTTTCAATGCGATTGCATCGTCCGTTGACAGCAGCGCCTGGAAGGCTACCCACTGTTTTCTATCCCGAATAGCCTGCTCCACTGCCTCCTTCACAGATTCAACGACGGATTCTGTCTCTGCTGGCGGCACCGAGGTTTCTTCTGACTGCTTCGGGATTTCCCGCGCTTCTGCCGCTTTTCTGGCTTCTTCCTCTTCCCTGCGCCGCTTCTGTTCCGCCTCATACGCTTCTTTCTGTCTCTGCACCTGCGCCATTCTCTGACCCTCTGCAAGCGCCCTGTTGATATCAAGAGTGGAGATGTATACCTGCTGGGCTTCAAAGCCAAATTCCGGCAGATTTGAAAGCGTGGCCATGTCCTGATGGAACTTCTCGATCGCGGCATTCATCTGCTCTGCAATGGATTTCATCGAAACAGATACATTCAGCCACTTCGGACTGTAGATTTTTTCAAACGTAAGCCCTTCCGGAATCGCCAGTGTTCCCCACAGTTCCTTAATCTTTTTCAGCTTGTCTTCTTTCTGCTGGTCCTCGTAGGCACGTACCTGCGTATCAATAACCGCGATAGGCTTGTCGATGATGCCAATAATCTCATTAATTTTGGTCTTGAAGTCCGCGAACGGAGCCATGTATTCTCTTTCACGACGGATTCTTTCATCATTCAGAGCCTTTTTCAGCTTATTCAGCGCCGCCTTATCTGCTTTGGCCTCTTTGATCTGATCGTCCGTGTAAACCAGTGTTTCATAATGTGATACTTTTTCGGTCAGCTCCCGTTTTAATTCTTCATAGTTGAAAAGAATCTTTTCCGGCAGCTGATACTCATGCATTTTCAGTTCCATTTTTCTGTGCTCCTTGTCTTATTTTTATAATTCCGGCAGAATAAGTGCCGGTCTTTTTCTTTCCTGTACCTGTTTCCAGAAATCCCGTTCTGCAGATTCCAGATATCGAATGTCAGTTTCTACATCCGCCCGCTCTATTTTGTAGTGTTTAGTATGAAGAAAAACATTTTCGCCAAAGTCGTATTTCAACTGAGCCTTCAGAACAACGAAATCAAATTCCGTTACCATCAGGTAGTGCAAAATCTGGATATAATAGTTGTCCGGGATGCGGCCATCCCATTTTCTCTTCTGCCCGGGATGCTGGATCTGCGTTGTTTTGCATTCCCATACGCCCCGGCGGCCGTCCTGATCTGTCAGCCAGCCATCCAGAGACGCATGCGCAAACGGGTATTTATCATTGAAAAACATATTGTTATCCACGTACTCAACCTGATATTCCGGGAAATCCAGTTTGAACATCTCCCGAAGATACTGCTCCGCCTCAGTCCCGTACTTAACATACGGCTTATTAGAAATATCTTCCGGAACCACCTGCCCGGTCTTGATCTGCCACAGCTCAACGTTGCTTTTATAGGGATTCATCCCGACAATCGCCGCCGCATCTGACCCACCGATCCGTTCCCGGTGCTTCAGCCATTCTTCATGGCTTTTCAGTCTGATCATCTGAACCATTGATCATTATTCCTCACTTTCGTATTTTGATATTTTATTTCAGCGATCCGCTCCGGACCCACGCCGCAAATACCTCGTCCCGGCGCTCCTCTTCCCGCTCTGCCTGCTCCTCGCGGCAGGTATCGACATAATCGCCGATTTTCTTACCAGCGAGCGCAAGAAGAAACATTCCGGCTCCCAGGGCGGCGCGTCCCCACAGATCCGAATCCACGCCGCCGATGTAGATCCATGTACCAACCGCGCCGACCGCCAGCGCCGCTTTATCTGATCTCTTCATTTCTGCGTCCTTTCATAACCAAACGACTCCACTGCAGCTTCCACCCGCGGAAGCATAATTTCTTTTGCTTTTTCAGCAACAAATTCTTCCACGATCTCTTGCTGCCCATTGATTTTGATTCTCCGGGTAACGAACACAATTTCTTTCATAAGGCACCACCTCTTCCTTATCTTCTTATCGTATGCAACCTGGCTCCGTAATGATTTTCTATTGATTCATAATCATTTTTGAGCTATTATGTAGTTGCAAATTGTTTTTGTATTGCGTCCCGCGGGAACTGGTCCTTCCTGTGGGACTTTTTTCAAAGACATCATTAACGTGAAAGGATAAACCATACCATGCGCTTTTTAGCATTATTTCTTTTGGTTGTTGCATATAAATTTCTTACAAATTTAATTCATTATTTTAGAATCAAAAAACTACAAACATATTTTTCTGAATTTCTTGAGCATAAATGCGACAATATGAATCTCTATCGTCAAGAAGTGCTTTCCTTGTTTGAAAAAGCTCATGTTAAAGATAAAAAAATTCCTGTATCTGAGCATATTGGAAACCGGCAAATTGTTTCTGGAAACGTAAGCACCTTCTCTATGTTTCCAAGTACACGTGTCGCATTTTCTGTCACTACGCTAAACATGTTCGAAGAGGCAGAAGGCGTGTTCCGAAAAAATATGCTTGATAGTTTCAATCCGTTTTACTGGATTGATTTAATCGTTTTCCTCCCAAAATCATTACTGGCTTATATTGGAATATCCTCTGAAGTTACCGCTTACAAGATATGCAATGTCCTATTTACCTTCATCTGGTGGATACTCGGAATTCTTGTTGTTTATTTCAAACCCCAACTCCAAGATTTCGTTATCAAACTGGTGCGAAATCTTTAAAATGAATTTTGATAATATAACAAGTCCTTTTGCATTCCCGGCCTCTGCTATTTTCGTCTGTGAAGATAGCAGATTTTTTATTGCCTGTTCTCTTATGAATGAACCATAATTCATTTTCAAACAAATTCCTTTCTTTTGCGCTACAGAAGGTACTTTGCATCAACATCAAGTGCCGCCGCGATGCGGATTAAATCACTTACCTTAATCAGCTTTCGACCATGGATCATATCGCTAAGGTTCTATGCGTTATATCCGGCCTTTTCAGAAATATGTACCTGCTTCAGCCCTTTTTCAGCGATGATCCGTGCAATGTTCTCAGCTACCGGACTGTTACACTCCGTTATCGTCATCGCTCATCCCTCCTACAAACTTATTCACGAAGTAGATCTGTGCTTTCCCAGTTGCCTTCGGCGTTCTGGTTACGATGTTGCAACCATTTCCGTCGATGTGTGTGCTCTCTTTGATTTCAAACAGCCCCATGTTCATAGACTTCTGCGTTGGCATGTTCCAGTCGGAACCTTTTCTTTTAATCAGGTATCCATGGTTTCTCAGATACTCGAAGAGACGCTTCTGCCCGATATCCACGCCGTTCTGGCGCAGGAGCTTCGCGAGGTCGCCGATCAGGATGGAGCTGGTGCTTGCGCTCACCGCGTCCGCGAAGATTTCCTTCGGACGCATGCGCTCATTGTCCTCGATCAGCTTCTTGTTATCTTCTTTCAGAGTGTCGATGGTCTTGTCCGCGAGCTTCAGTGCTCTTGCCATCACCTGCTCTGGGGTGTTCCAGGCTTTCTCCAGATCAATGAAATACTGACGGTACTGCTTGCCTTTCTCTGATCGCTGGATCATGCAGATCTGTTTTGCCATGTCTACGGAGATCTGGTAGTCAACTGCTGGTCTGCCACCTGTTTCTGAGGTTTTACTCATTTTTGAGTAAAAGTCTTTTCCGCTTTCAAAACCATATTCTGTCATACGTGAAAACCAATCATTAAATCTCGTATTGATTGCTAAGCCGCTGTGCAGATCTCTCGCCGACACGGTTGGTTGTTCCATGTCGTAATTAATAGGAATCAACATTTTCTCCATTTAATTTACCTTCCTTTTTAATTTTATACAGTTGAGTTTTTCTCAACTATGTGAGTAAAAAAATAAGCATGAATATCCGACTCTGGGATGTCGAGTACAGAAATCGCATGTTCCATTTCTTCCTGCCCCCAGTCGACCACATTATTAAGCTTATTGCTCACAGACACTTCAGAAATTCCCAACCGCTTTGAAAATTCTGCTTGAGTGCCAAATTTTTCTTTTATTCTTCCTCTTAATTTTCTGTAATCATAAGAGTGTGGCATTCGTTTTCCTCCTCCTTTCTGGTTGAGTTTTTCTCAACTGCATTTAGGATAGCACCGCGCCGCTCGTATGTCAATACATTTTTTAAGTTTTTCTCAATTTTTATAAAAATATATTGATATTTTCTCAACCTTGCTTTATAATTCGTTTTAAAGAACTCTTTAAGAAATGGAGGGATACATTTTGAAAAAAGCAGAAATAAAAGATCGCATTAAAATTGCTCTTGAATTACGCGAATTAACACAATCGGAGCTGGCGGAAAAGGCACATATTGATAAAGGACAACTCAGTTCCTATTTATCAGGAAAGTACAAGCCACGTCAGAATAATATCGACGCTCTTTCCATCGCTCTCGATGTAAACGAAGCTTGGCTGATGGGTTTCGATGCTCCAATGGAACGGCAAGGTTCTGTTGTCTCTTCTAAGCTCTATTGCAATACCGAAAATGAAAAATCTTTGATCCAGTCATATCGAAAACTGAATTCATCGAATCAAGACAAAGGGCTTTCTTATATAGAAAATCTTCTGACTACGCAGCGTATGGAAGACGAAGTATTCCTGAATGCGGCTCATGACCTTGGGGCTACTCCAGAGCAGAAAAAGCATGCTGACGATATTATGATGGATCCTAAAGAGTGGGAGTGATTATTTGACTTACGAAGAATTACTAACGGAATCAGATTCCATGAATTTGATTGTAAAAGAAAAAGATATTCCAGGCTACGGCGGACGTATTTGCAATAATCGAATTGCTATTCATAAAGGGCTATCAAGCCAATCTGAAAAGGCCTGCGTTCTAGCTGAGGAACTTGGACATTATCATACAACGTATGGAAATATCCTTGATGAAAGCGACATTTCCAATAGGAAGCAGGAACTTCGGGCAAGGGCTTGGGGATATGATAAACAGATTGGCCTACTTGGTTTAATTAAAGCATACGAACACGGATGCAAAAATCGGTATGAGATCTCCGAATATCTTGATGTGACAGAGAAATATCTGAATGAATGTCTGGTTTACTACCAGAGTAAATATGGAATGTGCAAATCTATTGATAATTATGTTATATATTTCATACCGAATTTGATTGTTTTTAAAAAATTATAAAATTGAGGTGATAATATGGGATTTTTCGATCTTTTTAAAATAAAAAAAGCTCTATCCCCTGAACGACTTGATAATAAATCTATTTTCCCGGAGCAAATAAATTTTTCTCAGTCAGCAAAAGCCAGTGATAACTATTGTCAAAAAATTTATGATCTATATTACAAGGATTATCCAGAAATGCCTTTTATTTCCAAAGACCGTGAGCTTAATACTAATTGGTTTGAACAGGCCAAAACGTTTTCTCAGCAATCCCTTGTCTCTAAATCAATGATGAAACGCTACTCCGATGGTTTGTTGCCTGGACATATTTATATGCTATATTGGTTAAAAAAATACAGTAATAAAAAAACACCTGCATATTTTGAATATGAATATGGAATTGACTTCGTAGCAGAAAAAACATTTTTAAAAAGAAATGGCTATCTTGACGAATTAGATAAGCCAACCCCGAAAGGGAATTTAGCAATACAACGTCACTCATCCGTTATCGAAGAAAGACATCCTTCACCAAGGTATTCTGGAGTTCCTGATGCTTCTTCTCCTGTTATACTGCCTGTCGGCAGAAATATACCGAGTAGCTTAAACCATGGAATTATAACAGTTCCTTCGTCTGATAAAGTCCTAATTGAAAAAGAATTTAAACAACTAAATAAGCTCATTTCATTTGCTCTTAAACAAGCTCATTTGAGCAATCGTCTATCCATAGATACGAATAAATTTCTGTATTCTACAGATTTTACTTTTTATGAAGCATGTCCTTACACGCAAACGGGTAAATTGTCTAAATATCCTTTGTCCCTCCATTACGCATATGCTTCTCATAAAGATCTCAATCCTCCGCAAGATTATTTCGGGGAAATTCATTATATGCAAAACGGAAGCATCGGCAAAGCTCGTTTAATTTTTTGGCAAAAAAAACATGGTTTCATGATACATCTAGCTAAATCAGGTGGAAAATTATCTGTAAAAAAAGTAGAAAAAACCACAGATGCTAAGTGGGAAACCATATATAAACTTTAATTAATCCGTAATTTTTTGAATTGTTAAACGTATGTACATGGGATATTGTATCCCGCACAAAATACGTTTCAAAAAGGAGAATGTCTATGAAAAAGAAAATCGTAACCCTCATTCTGGCAACTGCCCTCACCGCATCCGCTCTGACTGCCTGCGGATCGTCAACCGCTTCCAGCTCCTCGAGTTCCTCAAGCTCTTCGTCTACTGCTTCCAGCAGCATCAGCGAGACCGAAACTCCAACGCCTACGGAAGAGGCAACACCGACTCCAACCGAAGAAGCCACAAGTACACAGTCCAAATCCGAAGACTCCAGCGTTCCGTGGGACTATACATCGGCTCTTAATTCAGCTGAAAGCTACAGTGAAATAATGCACATGTCAAAAGCCGGAATCTACGATCAGTTGACCTCCGAGTATGGAGACCAGTTCTCTGCCGAGGCTGCCCAGTATGCAGTTGACAATATGACCGCCGACTGGAATGCAAATGCCCTTGCAACAGCAGAAAACTACAACGAAACGATGCATATGTCGAAAGCCGGACTCTATGACCAGCTTACATCTGAAAGTGGGGAAAAATTTACCGCTGAAGAGGCGCAGTACGCTGTCGATAATATAAATGCTGATTGGAACGCAAACGCCCTCGAGACCGCAAAAGACTACTGTGATAACATGGATATGTCGCCAGAAGCGATCCGTGATCAGCTCACCTCTGAATATGGTGAACAGTTTACCGCCGAGGAAGCCGATTACGCTATATAGAATTTAAACTAAAATAAAAAACCGCCCCGGTGCGCCAACACCAGGACGGCTCAGTAACATTCCGAAGAATGATACCTGTTCAGCAAAACATATTGTATCATCTTCGGAGACGCCAATCAATCAGAACGTTTGTTTTGGCGTTTTTTCTCATACCCAAAATTGAAAATTTAAAGAAGGTGATATTATGTCAGCACTAAAAAACGGTGCTCTCTACATCCGCGTCAGCACCGCGGATCAGACAGAACTCTCTCCGGATGCGCAGCAGCGTCTGCTCCTGGACTACGCGAAGAAGAACGGGATTGTCATCGCAAAAGAGTTCATCTTCGAGGAATCCGTCTCCGGCCGGCATGCCGACCGGCGGCCAAAATTTCAGGAGATGATCGCCCTTGCGAAGCAGGACTCCCACCCGATCGACGTGATCCTGGTCTGGAAATACAGCCGGTTTGCCCGTAATCAGGAAGAATCCATCGTCTACAAATCACTGCTGAAAAAGAGCAATGTAGATGTGATCAGTATCTCAGAGCCACTGATCGACGGTCCGTTCGGTACGCTGATCGAGCGTATTATCGAGTGGATGGACGAATACTACTCGATCCGTCTATCCGGTGAGGTTATGCGCGGAATGAAGGAAAAGGCCCTGAAACATGGCTACCAGGCTACGCCCTCTCTTGGATACCGGGCCGTGGGCGGCGGCAAGCCGTTTGTGATTGACGAAGCGGAATATCAGATCGTCAAATACATCATGGACCAATATGATCTTGAGCATCTGGATCCGACGGCGATCGCCCGCAAATGCAATGATCTTGGATACCGCACCAGACGCGGAAACCGGATGGAACGCCGCTCCATCGAGCGTGTGCTGCGCAATCCGTTCTATGCCGGTACTGTGATCTGGAATGGCATTTCCTTCGACGGCACTCACGAGACGCGGCTGGATCCGGTGCGCTATCAAGAACGCATCAAGCACATGGATGCCCGCAAACGTTCTCCAAAGAGTCGCAACCCATCTACCTGCCGCCATTGGCTTTCCGGTCTCTTAAAGTGCCCAATTTGCGGCGCTACGATGACTGTAACGGCCGGGAATACATCTTGTCCATACTTTCAATGCTGGAAATACGCAAAAGGCTTCCATAAAGGCTCCAATTCAATCACCGTTGCCAAGGCAGAGCGAACCGTCTACCGCTACTTCGATGATATCCTCGCCGGTGCGGATTTCTCCTTCACTGTCCGCGACCGGAAGCAGGAACAGGAAGACGATGAGACCATCCAGCGGCTGCAGCAGGCCCTGAACCATCTGGCTGTCCGTGAGTCCCGCGTGAAAATGGCATTTGAAAACGGAATTGATACACTGGAGGAATACGGAGCCAATAAAAAAAGGCTCGCCGAAGAACGGCAGAGCCTGCAGGAAGAACTGGACCGCGTGCTTACGCCCGCCGCCCCACCGGAAACAATCTCAAAAGAAGATTTCCGGAAAGAGATAAAAAACATCAATGATATTCTGAAAAATCCAGAGGAACCCGCCGAGAAAAAAGGACTTCTGCTCCGCTCCATCGTGGATCGTATCGTCTATGAAAAAGCTTCCGGGACCATGTATTTCGACTTTTTCGTTTCCTGATTTTTGTTCCGAAAGCCCGCAAACCCGCATAAACACTGGTTTTTTCCCTTATCATCTGGTATGGAACTCCGGGCCACCGTACTGACTCATGATAATTTGGGCGATTTTGGGGTTTGGTGTCGTGATGTTTACAGGATACTCGAGGCGTTTTTCATAATTCCACATCCGTCAGCACCCTCCTTTCCGGTTGACTTCCCACGGCCATGGC